ACGATCTGCTGGAAGGCTGTGATGTCGGCGCCGCCCTCGAAATCGTAGCCGTACTCGACGTCAAACAGGCCATAGATCGGGATGGCACCAGCATCGTGGTTCCAGGTGCCGTTATGGGTGATCGCGCCATCGTAGAGCGGGAAGGTCTCGCCATAGAGGGTGACGTCGGTCACCTTGGCGTCCTGCCCGGTGAACACCTTGATGGCTTCCTCCATCGCCACGTTGTTCGCGCGCGGGCGCAGCACCTCGGCGATGATGCGCGAGCCGTAGGAGGGGTCCAGCTCGCCCTGGATGCGCGGCACCGCGTAGTAGCTGCCCAGCAGGTCCAGCCACTCGCCCTGCGCCGTCTTGGTGTTCAACTGCTTGAGCGCCTCGACGATCTGGCGCCGGGCCTCCTGCAGCTCGACGGCCATGGCCTCCATGTAGGACCACAGGATGTTGGTGTAGCCGTAGAGGTGGTCGCCGTTCGAGCGGGTGACGTCGTTCTCGCCATCGATCAGCACGCGCGCCGACAGCGCCGCGAGCTCGGACTGGTCGCCATATTCGATGATGTAGCCCGGCTGGGCCGCCAGGTGGTTGATCAGCGAGGCGACCGTGTACTGCGACAGGTCGATATCCAGCCCGGCCTCCGGTTTCCCCGGCACGGTGGTGGTGAGCCGCGCGTCGGCCACCTTCCAGGACATTCCATCCCGGTGGGTGAGCCGCAGGGCCAGGAACTCATCCGCCTCGACGACGAAGATCCGGTGCAGGTAGGCCAGGAGCTTTGGGGTGAGCTGCATGTCAGGTCAGGTCGATCGCACCAGGCATCAGCTTGGTGCGCTTGTTCGGCTGGACGCTGGCCAGCGGCTCGGAAGGAACGAAGTCGTAGACGCCCTCGATCTCCATGACCTGCGCGATGATCTCGGCCAGGATCGCCGACTTGCCGATGTCCAGGGACCGGATGTAGCCGAAGATCGCCTGCTCGGCCTGGGTGAGCAGGGTCGGCTTGTCGTAGCCAGCGAGCGGCGTGAGCACGCCGGCGACGTCCACGACCTGCTCGAAGGCCGCATGCACGTCCACCTTGACGCCGGCCGCCTTCCAGCCAGGCACCTTTTTGCCGCTGGCGTCGACGTAGCCGTAGATCACCTCCCGCGCGCGCTCGACCAGGGCGCTGGAGGTGTTGCCGACGCCGTTGTGGACGTAGCACTGCACCCAGGCGATCGGCTGGTTGGGGTCGTCGAGGTAGGGCTCCACGACGGCCGCCGCCACCACGCGCTCGATCAGGTTGCCCTGCGCATCTTCGCGCGTCGTGGACTTCAGGCCGTAGTCGAGGGCCGCCACCGTGCCCCGGTTCAGGGACTGGATGAAGGCGTTGAACCGGACCTTGCGGTCGTCTTCGCTCTCCGCGTCGGTGCCGCTGGCGAAGTCGTCGAGGTTGGTGGCGCCGACCAGGCCATCCGGGGTGGGCGACAGGGTGAAGACCTGGCCGGCCAGGATGTTGCCGATGACGCCCGGCGAATCGGCCGCGACCAGCACGTCGGCGAAGGTGTTGCCCGGGGGGATCGTGACATCGTCGCTGGAGGTGTAGTCCACGCGGCCGTTGGCCGGGGAGAACGAGGTGCCGGCCGGGATCAGGACGGGCTGCTCGTTGGCCTCGATGGTCACCCGGACCAGGCCGGCTGCTGCCACGGCATCGATCGGATCGAAACTGAAGGAGGTGTAGACCGCCGTCTGGATGCCCTCGATCACGCCGATGGCGAACTGCTGGTACATCTCGTCCATCTCGGCCGCCGGCGCCTCGACGATGGTCCGAAACACCGAGCCGATGTTGAAGTCGGTCACCTTGTTCTGGGTGGACTTCATCACGTTGCCGATCGAGGCAACGATCGACACAAAATCCTTGGTCTGAAAGGCCATCTATGATCCTTGTGCCGTGGTCGATACTTCGACCGCATTGCCGGAGATCGGCTCGGCCACGACGGTGATTCGGGTGGTGTCGCCAGAGGTGTCCGCCACGGCGCTGCGGATCCGCGCGATACGCGGGTCGGCGGCCACGGCGGCGCGGGCATATTGGGCGCACAGCAGCGCCTTGGTGGGCCCGTTCACGGCCCCCAGCATGCGCTGGACCAGCGAGCCGTAGTCCTGGTGGTAGAGCAGCTCGCCGCGCGCCGTGTCGACGCGATGCTTGAGCGCCTGGCGCAGGTTCGAGCGGCCGGTGACCACCTTGAAGTCGCCGCCTTCCACCTCGAGGCGGCCACGGGTCAGCGCCATGTCCGCTTCGAAGACCTGGTCGGGGTTGGTGTTGACCACCTCCGGCCGCGTCGGCGCGGGCACCATGATGGCCTGGCCGGCCACGGCCACGCGCGGTCCTGCCGGGGTGTCGCTGACGAACGGCGGCAGCAGGTCGTTGATCGCGATCAGCTCGTACCAGCGCCCGGCGTCGCCCAGCTCGCGGGCGGCGATCTTCTGGAGGCTGTCGCCGCGCCGGACCTCGACGTAGCGGTAGCCGTAGAGTTCGCGGTCGAATTCGGTGCTCATGCCGCGATCGCCATGCCGTCGGTGGCTGCCTGGATGGTGCTGCCGAGCTGGTCCGTGGACATCGGCTGCAGGACCGGATCATTGGCCGCCAGGGTGCGCAGCGCCGTGTTCGAACTCTGCGTGATGGTGACCGGCCCCGGGCCGCCGGTGGGCACCGCCTTGTAGAAGGGGTTCTCGCCAGAGATCGTGCTGATCGGGCGGCCACCGGCCGTCGACGAGCAGTTCGAGGCGCCGAACATGGGCGTGTAGTCGGGGTAGAAGATTTTCTTGCGCAGCGCGTTCTTGAACACGCAGAAGATGTTCGAGAAGGCACCGGCGATCTGCTGCAACCGGTTCTTGATCTGGCCGGGGATGCTGGCCACCGCCGCCAGGGTGCGGAAGATGTTCACGCCGGCCTGGGCGACAGACTGCGCGATGCTGATGAAGCTGCCGGCCAGATTGTCGATGGCCGCGATGGTGCCGCGCACCGCGCTGTAGAGCTGCTGCGTGAACCGCAGGAAGGCCTTGACCGGCGCCACCAGCGTGTTCTGGACAAACTGGTTCACCTCGTTGATGAAGGCAGTGATCTTGTTGACCGAATCGATGATGCTGGCGATGCCCAGCTTCTCGGTCAGGCCGCCGCCGAGCGGTCCGGAGGACAGGTTCAGGCCGGCGAGCTGATCGACGTTCTGGTCGAGGATCGCCATCGAAATCTGGTAGCGGCACAGCAGCGGGCTGGCCTTCGAGCGGCGCAGCACGAACGACGTCGGCGCCACCACGCCGCTGAACTGGTCGAGCGTGTCGCTGAAGATGAGCTGCACCAGGTCCGGGTCGCGGCCCTGAAGCACGGCGTCTTCACGGCGCTGGTGCCACTGCGTGAACACCTGGTCGAACAACTGGCGAAACCGGGTCTCGCCGTCGGCGCCAAGGAACCCCTGCCCGCGCCAGCCGGTGCTGCCGGCGATGTTCACGATCGGCACGCCCGGCCCGAAGTTGTCGGCCCAGGCCCCGCCCAGCGTCTGTTGGACGTTCATGCGCGACGTGTCGGTGCGCGTGAGGTCTTCCGGCCGGATGACCAGATCGACGCTTACAGGCGCGTCGCCCGACGCTTGGTCGTTCAGCACGAAGCTGATCGGGCGCTCAGCAGCCTTCTGACTGGCGGGCGTGGAGAAGTTCATGCGCAGAGTGTGCCGTCACGACGGAAAATTCAATATTGCTCAAAATTGAGCACAGCCGTAGAATCAGGACTCCAACCCATTTTCAGACACGATCATGAAACACGCTTTGTTGGCAATGGCAGCCGCCCTGATGGTTACATCCGCCCACGCCGGTGACGCCGCCGACGACGAGTGGCAGTTGGCCTCGGATACCGAAATCATCTGCATGCCCATGCGGGACATTTTCCAGGGCATATCCTCGCCCCAGGAGCTGTCGCGGATGATCCCGCAATACACCGGCCAGACCCTGTACGTGGACTACGCCTCGGACGGGATCGCCCTGTTCATGGACCGGGCCGAGCGCTACCCGCCCCGGATCCTGATCCAGGGCAAGGAGCACTGCCTCGCCGTGTTGCGCCGGATGCGCACCACCGACCGCTAGGGCACCGCGTCCGAGGTCCGGCCGCCCGCATCGTTCTCTTTGTGGCCGTGGCCCTTGAGCGAGATGTCGTCCGCCTGGACGTCGCCCCCGATGACCCGGATGGTCCCCTTGACCGTGGAGGTTGCGCCACCGCTGCCGCCCTCGCCATCGACGTTCATGACGCCCGCCACCGACTGGTTACCGGTCAGGGTCGTCTGCGGCGTGTCGTTGGTGATGCCGGGCGCCTTGAACGTGGCAGCGCCCACCGATTCCATCGTGTAGGTGCCACCGACCTTGTGCAGGAAGTTGCCGTCATGCTCGACCGTGACGTTGCCGCCCGGGTCGATGTGCAGGGTCGCCAC